TTAATAAGGATGGTACATCGATTTATATTACATCTAACAAAATAAAAGTTCCATTTAAAGAAGAAATTAAAAAAGAAAAAAAAGCATTTAAGGATTATCCTAATTCAAAAGATTTAAGTGGTGACCAATTATTTATAAATTCCGATAGAATAGTATTATCAGCTAAAGCAAAAGAATTTATTATTTTCGGAAAAGGAAATACGGGAATACTAACCGATGGTAATTTTTCAGTTGATGCTGAAAAAGAAATATATTTTCACAATAAGAAAAATATAACAATCCATTCCGAAGGTTCTAATCAAATATTTCTTAATTCAGAAAATGGTAAAGTTTATTTGGGTAAGAATAAAGGAGAAGGTGGCGCAGGAGCTGATGTTCAAAAAATGGTATTGGGTGGTGAGTTGGTTAAATTAATGGGAGAATTGATTGATGCCATTACTAAACAACAATATCTAACGCCAGCAGGTCCATCATCAACGGGACCAGTAAACGTAGCACAATTTACAAGCATTAAGAGTAAGTTGAATACACTATTATCTGCTAAAAACTTTTTAAGTAAATCATAATGTCTTGGAAAGCATTCAAATCGACATTATTACCTCAAATGCAAAACAACTCATACAAAAGTATTAGTGATTTTGCAAAAGCATTTACATTTGCTTACGATGTTGCGATTAAATCGGGTATGGACCCGATAAATAAAGTACCATTGTTAAAAGGAAATCCCGTTTTGATGCAAGAATCGATAATAAAATTCTTAACACAAACACAAAAAGCAAAAGTAATTACATTTTTAGAAGTAGTTGGACCGGCATGCATTATATATTGGGTTGGTGGTAAAATGTCACCATTCCCACCACCTATGATACCAGCGCCCGGCTCTATAAAAAATATAGCAACCACTACTGGCATTGTATTAAAGCCTGGAAGTTGGACACCAATGAAAGTTCCACCAAATAATAATCCGGAACAATTTTTAGATTCATTTATAAATTCTGCTAAAATCCATTTAACTACTGTATCCGGTATTTATTCGGTAATGGCTCAATACCCACCACCAGCACCACCTGCTCCCGGCGTAGTTAATTGGTCTGGATATAAAGTTCCTGATTAAATTTAATCTTTTTATATTTATTATTAAACATACACTCAATTATTATGGATTCAAAATTATTAGTTGGATTAATTAAGGAAGTTGTTAAAAATGAAGTTAAGCAACAAGTCAAAGAAGAATTGACAAAGTTAATTAAATCCGGCGCAGTTACATTAAACTCACAAAAGAAATCTACACCATCGTTAGCAGAATTAACGGAGGTAAATACTACTGCTCCTATTAGAAAGCAGACAGTAGTTCCAACACAACAAAAACCTCAAATCAAAAAGGAATTTTCAAAAGACCCTATGATTAATGAGATTTTAAATATGACACAACCATTTTCAGCAGAGCAGCGTAGAGAAGGCGCACAGTCAGTTGGAAGTGTATTAGACATGATTAAGCCTGAATTAAGAGTTGATGAAAGTGAGTGGGAAACTATGGATTTTAGAGAAGTAAATGTACCATCAAATATTCCAAACTTCGAATCAACGGGTGATGGATTACAAGATGCTACAATAAAAGCATTAACGAGAGATTATTCAGAATTAGTAAAGAGATTTAAATAATGGCAATAGAGCTTGGTAAAGTAAACGTAACGGATTTAGTTGAAAACAACTATAAAGTTTTGGGAATTGGTATAAACCAAAGTTCTGATTCCAATGGTATATTTTCTACTAACTTTACTACTTTGGCCCAAGCTAAAAACAATTTGATTAATCTAATTCTTACAAAAAAAGGAGAAAGATTAATGCAACCTGATTTTGGTTGTGATGTTTGGAAAGTACTATTTGAACCAATTGATAACATAGAAGTTTCGATAGAGAATTCTATAATAAACGCAGTTTCTATTTGGTTGCCATATTTAAACATAAATGAAATAATATTTGATTATGATGATACTGATATAGATACTAATAGAGTTTCATTGGATATAAAATTTTCATTAGCATCTAACCCGGCATTATCAGAATCGATACAAATAAATGTAGAAAAATAAAATGGCAATAAATCCTATTAAAAAAACATTTGGAAGTAATAGAACATTAAATTATTTAGGAAAGGATTTTGATTCTTTCAAACAAAATTTAATCGATTATACTAAAACTTATTTTCCAAACACATATTCAGATTTTAATGAAGCATCTCCTGGTATGGTGTTCATCGAACAAGCGGCTGCTTTGGGAGATGTATTATCCTTTTACCAAGATACTCAACTAAAGGAATCAATGTTAGCACATGCTACGGAACGTAAAAACGTTTTAGCATTGGCTCAATCTATGGGATATAAACCAAAAGTAACATCTCCTGCTATTACAACTATAAATGTTTATCAGTTAGTACCAACAAAAGGAGCTCCAAACTATGAACCAAATGATGCATATTATCTTAAAATTAAAGATGGTATGGAAATTGAATCAGCTACAAATAATTCTATTATATTTAGAACGATAGATGCAGTTGATTTTGCAAATACAACTGATAGAGAAATTGATGTATATGAGAGAGATGAAAACGGAGTACCATTACAATATTTAATTACTAAAAAAGTAAAAGCTATATCCGCTAGAGAAGTATCAACTGCAATAACATTTGGTTCATATGAAGAATATCCAAATGCAGATTTAAATGATACGGATATAATATCAATTACAAATGTAACGGATTCCAATGGTGTAAAATACTATGAAGTTCCATATTTGGCACAAGAAAGTATTTTTGTAGAAAAGCCAAATACGGAAGCAAATGCTGGAGATTTAAATAATTCTGCATCGGTTGTTCCATATATTTTAGAAATACAAAAAGTACCACATAGATTTTCTACAAAAGTAAATTCGGATAATACTATCACCTTACAATTTGGCAGCGGAAACAACGCAGCTGGATACGAAGATGAAGTTATTTTACCAAATACAAAAAATGTTGGATTAGGATTAGCAAACTCTGTTAGTAGATTGAATCAGGGAATAGACCCATCAAACTTTCTTAAAACAAATACATTTGGTGTAGTACCTGTAAACACAACGTTAACTATAAATTATTTAGTTGGTGGTGGGATATTATCGAATATTAATCAGGGTGATTTAACATCTATCCGTAGAATAGAATTTGAAGAAGATTTGTTATCATTCAATTCCGTTAATGAATTAAACTTATATAGCGCAGCCAAAGGGACTGTAGCGGTAGAGAACTTAGAAGCCGCTGTTGGTGGTAGAGGAGCTGAATCTATTGAAGAAATTAGACAAAACGCATTGGCAATGTTTGGTTCTCAAAATAGAGCAGTAACTAGACAAGATTATATGGTTAGAGCAGTATCTATGCCTGAAAGATTTGGTAGTGTTGCAAAAGTATATGTTTCACCTGATGGTGAAATTGATAACAATTCACCCGCATCAATATTAGCTAACCCACAAAACATCGCAGAATTTGTTGGATTGGTTGAAGGATTGAAAGATAAATCAAAGCAAGATATTCAAAAAGAGTTGGTAAAATATTTAACTCAAAAGAAAACTAATATAGCAGAAGTAAATAACCCATTTGCAATTAATATGTATGTTTTGGGTTATGATTCAAATAAAAAATTAACACAAATAAATCAAGCGGTTAAACAAAATCTTAAAACCTATTTAGGTGAATATAGAATGATGACTGATGCTATAAACATAATAGATGGTTTTATAGTAAACATTGGAATTGATTTTGAAGTAATAGCTTATTCAAATTTTAATAAGAGAGAGGTTGTTACTAATTGTTTAACCGAAATACAAAATTATTTTAACATAGATAATTGGACATTTAATAAACCAATAAACATTTCAGAAATAGAATTAATATTGGCAAATGTAGAAGGTGTGATGAGTGTTCCATCGGTTAAAATATATAATTTATGTGGTGGAGATGGAAATTATTCTCCAAACAAATATAATATAGATGAAGCAACTAAAGGTAAGATAGTATATCCATCTTTAGACCCTTGCATCTTCGAAGTAAAATACCCTAACAAAGATATAAAAGGAAGAGCTTTATAATATGCATAAATTTTTCACATCATCATACGATGCCAGTATCTACCTACAACAACCTGAACAAAACGCAGGTAGAGATGAGATATTAGAGGTTGGTAAACTTTATTATGGTTCTACTAAAGATATAGCTAGAACTTTAATTAAATTCAATGTAGCTAGTATGGGAATACCATCGGGCTCTATTGTTTATTTAAACTTAAAATCATCTCAAGCGGAAGAAATTCCATTGGAATATACAATTCATGCCAACGCTGTATCACAAAGTTGGATAATGGGAACGGGTACTAAATTTGATAACATAACATCCGATGGTGTAAGTTGGAAATATAAAGATGGTATAAACAAATGGCAAGATAATACAGAAGGTGGTACAGCTATTTATGCAGTAGGTACAACGGGCTCTGCTAATGCGGAAGGTGGTACTTGGTACACCGCTTCACAAGCATCACAATCGTATAATTATGAAGATGCTGATGTAAGAATGGATGTAACAAACATTGTAAATCTTTGGTTAAGTGGTTCTTTACCAAATAATGGTTTTATTTTACATCATAGTTTAGATAACGAAGCAAATGCATTGGATTATGGTATATTAAAATTCTTTTCAAAAGAAACTAGCACAATATACGAACCTAAATTAGAAATACTTTGGAATGATTTTTCTCGTAATACAGGAAGTTTAACACCGGTAACTGGTTCAGCTGAAGAAGGATATAAGGTTGTACTTACAAATTTAAAAAACAAATATCCTGCTAATGAAACTATAAAAATTAGAGTAAAAGGTAGAGATATGTACCCAGCGAAATCGTTTGGGACAACATTTGAATATGACCAATCTAAGTATTTGCCAGTGGATTCTTATTATCAATTGGAAGATTATAAGACAGGCGAAATATTATATCCATTTGGAGAATATACTAAAATAAGTTGTGATTCAACATCAAACTATTTTAATATGAGTTTGAATACGTTACCAATTAATAGAACATATAAATTAAAAATTAAAATAATCGAAGGTGGTATATCTACTATCATAGATGATAAATTGATTTTTGAAATAGTATAAAATGACAGGATTAGAAGCGATAGCACAAAAGTTAGAAGAAAAAAGAAAATCGGACTTAGAATCAATACTAAGTGTTTCCGGTTCAACCGCTATTGCCAAAAATGAATATGGTGTAACTATTGTAAATGAAAACAATGTTGCATCATCTTTGGTATTTAAAGAATTAACAAAACCAAAATACGATGAAGTTGAATTGGTTAAAGCGATTGATTTAAACATTAAAGAACTTAGACCTGATATACCTGTACCAAATTTAAATTTAGTTCCAAAACCATTATATGATGAAGAAGTTGCAACTAATGAAGATTTGAGAAAGCAGGTACAAGATTTGAATACGCAAGTTACTACTTTAAACTCAACCATAAGTAATTTAGAAGCACAAGTTCAAAATGAAATAAATAATAGATTATCTATCGAGCAATCTAATGATGCATTAGTTAATCAATTGAATACACTAACAAAGACTGTTGATGATTTTGCTTTACAAATTCAAAATTCACTACAAAAATCAGTAGAAGAAGGTATTCTTAGAGCATCTTTACAATCTCAAAATACAGGATTTAAAGCTCAGATTCAGGCATTGATTAAACAAATCGATTCATTGAATTCAATTATCGAAGGTTTACAATCTCAATTAGGAGCAGTACAAAATCAACAAGCAATTGTACAAGGAACTCAAGCACAAGCTATGGCAGCTGGAGCAGATGTTATTAATGATGTTGTAATTGTAAAAGTGGATAGGTCTAAGCCAGAAGAACAATATAAAGAAAAATTCTATGGTAGATTGCACGCTAGCAGTGGTCATAAATGGGTAAATGGTAAAAGTATAGATTTTACAAATAACGATAAACAACCCGTTAATGTAACTATTACAACAACCCCTACAGAGGGTGTACAATGGTTTTCTCCAGCCGAATCTTCGTTTGAATTAGCAGCTGGCGCTCAAAAAACTATTGATATGCGTATTAATGAACAGGCTGCCGGCGGTAAGGATAGTAGAAAAAAAGGAGGATGGTTTAATGGATATTCCGGCTCACAATTATATAAAGGTGGTTCATTAAAAATATCAATTAAAAGAAGCGATGGAACAACCAAAGATAAAACATATGATGCATGTTTCGATAAAATGCACCCAAAATCATATTAATATATAAACTATGAGCATTAAAAAATATACAAACTTCGAATCCATCGATTCTAATACATCGAATAAGGGTGAATTTTTGCAAGAAAATGATAAATTCATAATCAATCAAAATCAAATAGAAGATACCGATTTTGGAGATTGTAGACATGATGTTATGGAAGTTTCTGTCTATGATATCAATAGTAATTTATTACCTCAAA